CCTAAATACAGAACGCATTTTATTTACAGAACCAATGTTTGTACATACAAACGTATATCCTAATGCTGAAAGTATGAAACCAATACTAACAAGTATTATACAAGAGCAAGGTGATCAACAAAAGTACGAAACGAATGTTAAAGCTCATATGACTACTTGGGATATGTATAAAAATGAGTACTTTAAATTAATAATTGAATTTGCAATAGAAACCCTTAAAAAAGAAATTGATCCGTACCCTACTGGAGAAACATATTGTACAGACGCCTGGGGTGCAATTTATAAAACTGGAGAAAACACTGATCCACACGCTCATTGGCCATCACTTTGGTCATTTGTGTATTGTGTAGACGCTTGTTCGACGTGTTCTCCTTTAGTATTTCCTGGAGCAGGTAGAGCCATTAAACCAAATACTGGTTTAATAATTATATTTCCCGGAGATGTTTCGCATTATGTTCCAAAACAAGAATGTAAACATAATCGGGTAATTATATCAGGAAATATATCAATTAAATTGGAACAAGCACCATAAAAAGACTTGACAAAGTGCGAAAAACATACTATAATATACACTTAACTGGAGAAATAACATGAGTGATCGCGTATACGGTCCTGACGAAAAGGACAAACTAACAAGATTAGTAAACGAAGGTAGTAATGTGCTTCAAGAAGTTGAAGACCTACAAGCCGGATTAAAAGATACTGTCAAAGCAGTAGCAGAAGAATTGGATATGAAGCCAGCTCTAATTAATAAAGCAATTAAGATTGCTCATAAAAGAGATTGGACAGCTCATGCTGAAGCTTTTGATGATTTGGAGACATTAGTTGTTACCCTCGGCAAAGATAAGTGATAATTTTAAGTAAAGTAACAAATTTCCTTAAAGAAAGTCATCGATTAAGTCCTACAGCATTTTATTGTGAAATGGTTGAGGCAACTTTTTTGATTTCTGCAAGTGCAATATTAACTTATACTGTACTAGACCCTGCAACTAAACTTTTTATTCCGATGTACTTTATTGGATCTATGTTAGGTGTGGTTAGTGCAGTTATTCGAAAGGCGGCATTTGTAATACTCTTATGTTCGTGGTTTTCAATAATGAATGGTATTGCAATTTGGCGACTATTTTTATGATATATGTGGTAGACATAGACGGAACAATATGTTATACTGATGGTAGTAATTATAAAGAAAGCAAACCAATTAATGCACGGATAGAAATTTTAAATAAACTCTTTGATGATGGGAATGAAGTTCATTATTGGACTGCCAGAGGTGCAAATTCTGGCAAAGATTGGACAGAGTTTACTAAGGCACAATTAATAGGCTGGGGATGTAAATTTACATCAGTTAAAATGGGAAAACCCCATTACGATTTATGGATAGATGATAAGGCAATTAATGATAAAGAATACTTTTGGCATGGACCAGGTGGAATTAGAAAAAAATAATGGAGCGTCTTTATGAGTTATGTAGACGCATCATTTGATAGAGATGCTGACCTTATTCGTGTTGTAGAACGAAAAGAAGGTAAACGCCATTTCACAGAATATCCTATAAAATATACATTCTATTATAAAGATCCTCGCGGTAAGCATAAAAGCATTTATGGTGATCCATTAAATAGAATTGTTTCAAAGTCTACTAAAGACTTCCGCAAAGAACTTGCAATTAATAATACAAAACAACTATTTGAAAGTGATGTTAATCCTATCTTTCAATGTTTAAGTGAACATTATCTTAATCACGATGCTCCTAAACTTAATGTAGCATTTTGGGATATAGAAACAGACTTTGATCCTGAACGTGGCTTTGCTGATCCATCAGATCCGTTTATGCCAATAACTGCAATTAGTGTACATTTGCAATGGATGGATACACTTGTTACTTTAGCAGTTCCGCCGAAAACAATTACAATGGAAGAAGCTAAAGAGCAAACTAAAGACTTTCCGAATACACATTTATTTGAAAAAGAAGAAGAGATGTTAAAAACATTTCTTGACTTAATTGAAGACGCTGATATATTAAGTGGTTGGAACTCAGAAGGTTATGATATTCCTTATACAGTTAATAGAGTAAGCAGAATATTAAGCAAAGACGATACAAGACGATTTTGTCTTTGGCAACAACTTCCAAAAAAACGTGAATATGAAAAATATGGGCGTAAACTCGAAACATATGATTTAGTTGGTCGTGTACATTTAGATAGTTTAGAACTGTATAGAAAATATACATACTCTGAAACACATTCTTATAGACTGGATGCTATTGGTGAAGCTGAAATAGGTGAAAAGAAAACAGTTTATGAAGGTACGTTAGACGAACTTTATAAAAACGATTTTAAAAAGTTTATTGAATATAATAGACAAGACGTAGCACTATTAGATAAACTAGATCAAAAATTAAAGTTTATTGACCTTAGTAATGAATTAGCACACGCAAATACTGTATTACTGCAAACTACAATGGGTGCAGTAGCAGTTACAGAACAAGCTATTATTAATGAAGCACACGGCAGAGGATTAATAGTACCTAATAGAAGTAAGCATGATAGAGAACACGCAACCGCGGCTGGGGCTTATGTTGCATTTCCTAAAAAAGGGTTACACAAGTGGATAGGATCAATGGATTTAAATTCTCTATATCCAAGTGTTATTAGAGCATTGAATATGGACCCAGCAACTATTGTAGGACAATTACGTCCTATTGATACAGATGCAATGGTTGAAGAAGCAATGACATTAAAGAAAAAATCATTTGCAGGAGCATGGGAAGGTCATTTTGGAACACTTGAATACGAAGCTGTAATGGAAAAACGCAAAGACTTTGACATTACAATTGATTGGGAAGATAGAGATCCAGAAATCATGAGTGCGTCACAAGTATATAAATTAATATTTGATAGTCGTAAACCTTGGATGTTAACAGCAAACGGAACTATTTTAACAAACGAGTTTGATGGTGTTATACCTGGATTATTAAAACGTTGGTATGCAGAACGTAAAGAACTGCAAGAAATGAAAACAAAAGCCATCGAAGCTGGTAATAAAATTGAAATTGAATATTGGGATAAACGACAACTTGTTAAAAAAATTAATTTAAACAGTTTATATGGAGCACTTTTAAATCCAGGGTGCAGATTCTTTGATAAACGTCTTGGACAATCAACTACATTAACAGGTAGACAAATTGCAAAACATATGGCGGCAGAATCTAATAAAGTTATTACAGGTACATACGACCATGTTGGTGACTCTGTAATTTATGGTGATACAGATTCTGTATACTTTTCTGCATTTCCAATTTTGAAAAAAGAAATAGAATCAGGACAAATACCTTGGACTAAAGAAAGTGTTATTAAATTGTATGACCAAGTAGCAGACGAAGTTAATAAAACATTTATTGAGTTTATGGGTAAAGCATTCCATTGTCCAAAGACTCGTGCAGATGTAATTCAAGCAGGTAGAGAAATGGTTGCAGAAAACGGCTTATATATTACAAAGAAACGTTATGCAACATTAATATATGATGACGAAGGTGAACGTAAAGATATTGGTGGACCAGGTAAAGTAAAAGCTATGGGCCTTGATTTAAAACGTTCTGATACACCAGAGTTTATGCAAAACTTTTTAAGTGAGTTATTGCTTATGGTATTAACTGACAAAACAGAAGCTGAAGTATTAGAACGTATTACAGCATTTAGAAAAGACTTTAAGTTACGTCCTGGATATGAGAAAGGATCTCCTAAACGTGCTAATAAAGTTACAGAGTATAGAAAAAAAGAAGAAAAACAAGGCAAAGCAAATATGCCCGGACACGTTCGAGCAAGTATTAACTGGAATACATTAAAACGTATGAATGGCGACAGGTATAGCCAAACGATTGTAGATGGTATGAAAGTTATTGTTTGTAAACTAAAACAAAATCCATTAGGGTATACAAGTGTTGCATATCCAACAGACGAATTACGTTTACCTGATTGGTTTAAAGAACTTCCATTTGATAACGAAGCTATGGAAGAAACTATTATTGATAATAAACTAGGAAATTTAATTGGCGTATTAAACTGGGACGTAGCAAGTACACTCCAACATAATACTTTTCAAACACTATTTGATTTTGGAGGAGAAGAATAATGCATGGAATGATTGACTTAGAAACATTAGGAGTTAAACCTAATTCTGCCATATTAACAATTGGTGCAATTAAATTTAATCCTTTTACTGATGACGAACCACATGATGGATTATATCTACGTGTTAATGTAGATGACCAAACCGAACTAGGTCGTACAATCGATCAAGATACATTAAACTGGTGGGCTAAACAAAAAGCACATATTAGAGATGAAGCTCTAGGTGATGAAGACAGAGTTGACCTAAATGAATTAACTCAACGCCTAAATAAATGGTGTGTTGGTTTAGATTACTTGTGGGCTCAAGGTCCTATGTTTGATTATGGTATGTTAGAAAACTTATACGAAATGTTAGGTAAGCCAGTACCTTGGAACTTCTGGCAAATAAGAGACAGTCGCACATTGTTTGCAATGATGCCTGCAGACCCTCGTAAAGCAATACAGAGCGACGCACACAACGCCTTAGCAGATTGTTACTATCAAGCTAAATGTGTACAACAAACATATAAACACTTTGGGGTGAAACGATGAGAGTAGTACAAACAATATTTTCTAGTCCTACAACACATGATTCGGGACTAGATAATGATAACAAAGTTTTTGGTCCTGTAGATGTTATTGAACGTGTTAAAAAAGATATTGACTTAGGAGTTAAGGAATTTTTACTATTTTATATTCCAGATTATAAACTAAAAGAAAAGAATAACTTTATTTTAGTATCACAGACAGCAAAAGCTCTTGCTAAACTTGATATTAAACTAAATGTAGATATTTGTTTATGTGCTTATACACATGACGGACATTGTAACGTTACAAGCGATCAAGATAAAACAGACGAGCTATTATTAGAACAAGCAATAGAAATATACAATGCTTCTGGAGCCACAATTGCTCCTAGTGATTGTCAACCAAATACTGTTAAAAATATTAAAAACAAAAACCCAAATATTTCTGTAATGAGTTACAGTACAAAATTTAGATCTAGTTTTTATAGTGGTTGGCGTAATGTAATGGGAATAGAAAAAGGTATAGTAAGACCTTATCAATTAGATGTTTCAGATA